CGCCGTGTTCCACGAATGATTTTGTAAAAGCGTGTTCGCCTACGCTATACCCGTAGCCGGCGAGTGCGCCTTTCGCGTTGTCTGCTGACGCTGACCCTGATCCTACATAAGTGGTCTGAGGTACCGGAGTGATACCTACCGTCTGGCTCCCTCCGCCAAGGTATACAGGGCGTTGAGCTGTGTAATCTGGGAATGTAACACCCCAATGGGCCTTAAGAGTTTCCACGTATCTTGTTCCACTTCTTGCATCTCTTTCAAGCAAGCGTTGAGTTTGGAACGCAAGACGTAGTTCGTTGATGGTGGACGCTGTCGCATCTGTCAGGTCCGCGAATATTCCTGGATATCCCGATGAGGGTCCTTCCTCGAATTTAAGATTTGTGTCGCCACTGGTCCAGTAGTTGGCGAACGTGTCTGTTGGTGGTCCGCCGGTTTGTCTTACCGTAATCGGGCCTGTTGTTGCGCCCGTGTCGCTAACGTCGAGTCCTATGCCGTGGACGGGCGCGCTAGTACCTAACGGTAAGTCCACTGCGTCGCCTTTTTGCGGCCAGGGGAGTGCGCTGGTGAAGTAGTCGTGTTTTTTAGCCCGATTGAATATGCCGCTCGTTGCATAGAAAGACCCGGTCGCGCTGAACACAGCGTCCGGGCCATTATCAAGCGGAATAGGCAGTGAATCTTGTAAGTTCTCATCACGGAACCAATCGTTCCAGATGAGTTTATACCCGCGCCACGGCAATGCCGAGACCGCGTTTGTGGATAATGAGAAATCCATTCCCAGAGGCAAGCCCATATAGTTTGCCGGACTGCCAACGCTTACGTTGTGGGTTCCGGTAGTGCCGGTTAACACCGGTACTGTGAAGTCGATAGAATCGCCGGGGTCTTCCTGGGCGCCCATAAATCTTTCGAACGATCCTTCTGTGGCATCCCACAGAATTCGATAGGGCACGAAGAAATAAAACGTGTCGATGTAAAGTGAATCCATCAACGGATGGAGTGGCGTTGCCAGGCGAGCGACGATCGTCGTTTTGCAGTTCCAACTGTCGCCGGGTATTACATCCCAGACGCCCATCGGAACTAATCCGTCGGCGTCAAACGCCGTTTTTACTCCGTGGGATAGGTCGAACGTTGACCGCGGAATATCTGCTCTAGGTACTTGTTGAAAGCTGTGTTGGCTTTTTCCGACTTTTGTACGTGCCATTTAATTGCCCTCTGTTGCGAATTTTAAGTCTGCTTGCTTGGGATTTCGGTCTGCTGCTACGCATTCTAGACCGGTCATGAGTTTTTCCAGTTCTTCGCCTTCCATTTTTCCGGTTGTGTCATTGAACGAACCGATTCTATAGAGCGTGTAATCCTCTGGATGTTTGCCAACTTCGTGGTCGGCGTCTGTTGCTATGTCTTTAAAGCCACGGGTTGCTTGTCCGTCTGCTTGAGAGAAAAAAGGGCGCATGTATACGCCCGAAGCTACGTCGTAGATTGTGTATGCGTTGAGTTTCATTTTTTATCCTTTATAAGTTTCGTATTGTAAACGGGCCATTGTGAACTTGTCATATGCTGTTCTTATTTTTCTGGGCCCTTTCTTCTGGATTGCTGCTTTTCCGACCTCTATTAATAATTCGTCCAGGAGGAGGTCGACCTCCGCTTTGCTCATCCTGCGCATTTTCGTAGCCTCTTTTGAGTGTTTTTATCTGTGCTTTTTTTACTTTAAATTTGTCTTCTAGTCTTCGAGCAGTGAAGTCTCCACTTTTGGAATCGTGGAACTGTGCTCGAGCTTTCTTAACCTTTCGGTAGGTGTCTTGGTCTTGCTTTTTGAGTAGCGCGTCATAATATTTAGGTACGCTTTTATAGACGCCTCGTCCGGGTACCGGACATTCGTCTGATGGATAGAAGTCCGTTTTGTATTTCTCATAGAACGTTTTTCCTATTCCCGGTTTTAGCGACATTGTTACGTATTCTGGTTCGAGCTTATAGAGCTCGCCTGTCTCGGTATTAACTCGTCCGTAGTGTTCTTCGGCTCTGATGCCAGTGATCTTTTTCATGATGTACCTGGCAGTATAGGCCGCTGTCTCGTAAGTGAGTTCGCCGAGGGTGCAAAAGCCTTTGCCCCATATCTCTGCTAGCGTGTCGCTGGTGTAGGTAATGATCCCTTCCTGATCTTTGTATGGTTCTCGGTCATCGAATTCGATGCCGAATAGGCAGGCGTGGTAGTGCGGCCTGCTAAGTTTTTCTCCGTACTCTCCACAGTGGAAGTAACGGATTTTTTTATCTTTGTAGCGCCTCCTGAGTCGCTTCATAAATTTTTGGAAGTGTTCTTTGTTCAAGCTGCCGTCGTGCGGCAGGTGTTTTGGGTCGTAGGTCAGCGTTACGAAGGTATTTTCTTCGTGCATCTCCGCTTCGTGTACACAGCGCGCTGCCCATTCTTTTGATTTGTCGATCCGACATCCCATGCATTGTCCGCATGCTACGTCGATCGCTTTCCCGGCGTCGGCCATCCGTCTAAAGACGATGCCGTGGTCCGGGTGCTCAAAACCTTTAAGCGGGCTGTAGCATGGCATGCATCATAGCCTGATGCCGCCACGGTACATTGTGGCCCGGTTTTTCGGGTGCTCTTTCATGACGCCTTTGGCGAACATTTTGTTGGAGCGTGGTTTGCTTAACTTTCGTCGTTTGCGCATTGTTTTTCCCTTCGGTCAATTTTGTTGTTGTCCCCTATGAACGGGGACCGGTGACTAACCCTTTTTAGGGGGTGGGTGTCACCTGTGCAGTATACATCAAGTAAAGGATACTGCACAGGGTCCGTGGTGCCCTCCAGCGAGGGCTTCTCTCACGGGGTAGGCTCCGGGTCTACCGGAGCGGGTTCGGGCTCTACAGGTGGATTTGAGCCCGTTGGACGAACGTTTGGCAACTGAATGCCGGGTTTTGCTAGCTCTGGCAGTTTCTCCGCCAGTTTGTCGCTGTTTTCTGGATCGTTAACGAATTCGAAGAATCGTTCGGGGCTGTTCGAGAACTCTCTCCGGACTTCGGCCGGGAGTTGTTCGAACATGCTGTTGGCTTTGGCGATCTGATTTTGAGCGGATTGGAAATCAAATCCGCTGAGGTCGCCGTATTGTCCTCCCCACTGTTCCAGGTGGGAGAGGGTTCCGCTGCGGGCGTGCCTTGCGATTATTTTATTGACATCGGTCTGATCCTTAAAGGATTGTTTGGTTCGACCGTCTGAGTAGTTTTTCGGTATTTGCGTGAGTAACACGCCTTCGTCGTTTGTCATGAAGCTCATCTGTTCGATTTCCTTTTGAGATATTGTTTTACCTGGTCTGCATTTTTGATTGCCCAGTCGAGTTTCTGATCGTCCGTCCAATCGGACGGCAGATCCATTTGGGCTAATGCGTTTGTGAGAGTACCTAAGTTTATGCCGAGTTCATCGGCTACGCGGTTGTACCTATTGACACGCTCTTTGAGCGTTTTCGTTTCTTTTGCGGAGCCTGGTCGGTTGCTAATGACTTTGTCAATTACCTTTTGCGATCCTTTGGCGATATTATCGCCTAATGTACCTGATCGCTCTTTTGCTGTTACTAGTACTTCTCCGACCGTTTCTCCGATGGCGGCTTTGGGTGCTATCGCTGCTGCTTCTGCTCTCGCTTTGGCTGCTTGTGCTTTTATTAGGCCTATTTGAGCTGCCGTTACCGCCGCCTGGCTAACGGATTCTCCTAGCTGTTTCTGATCGTTTTCGAATCTTGCTTGTGCTCCTCCTGGCGTCGAGCTTGGACTGCCTATTGCAAGAATTCGGTTTAGTCCGGCTCTTTCGAGATCAAGCGCTGACCGCTGGTAGGCGGTATTGCTCATGCGTTCCTGAAACGCCCGGTTCTTTGCCGCTTCCCTGGCATTCGCCTGGTTAGCGTCTCTTTGGCCTTTGGCGCCAAGTAGTCCTCCGACTACCTGGGCGCCTGCGCCTATTAATGCTCCTAGTGGCATGTCTGTTCCTTAGAAGTGATCGATTCCGCCTGGTACTCCGTACAGCGGTAATGGTCGTGCTGCTTTGATGTCGTGCCAGATATCTGCGATGAAATGCGGTTCTGATGGAACCGTAATCGCGTTGTCCAGCGGTGTCCCTGTATTGCTTTGTATAAACGCATCTCCCAGCGTTGGTTGGCTCGTGAATTCCTCACTGACCGTCCAAGACGATAAGCTGGCCCCTGCCAGCGGGCTCATGAGACCCGTCAGTTTTGAGTTTTGGAACCGGTATTCGTTGTAACGACCGGTATAGCCGAATGCATCTTCGTCTGTTGCGTCGCCTTCCACCCATATTTCTTTGTTGAGTATTGCTTGCTCGCCGATGCCGCTTAGCACCGGATAGTAGAAGTCGTACCGGGTTGATTTCGACCAGTAGCGGTCGATTCCCTGGGAATAAGTGATATCACCTCTTCCATTTACCAGGGAAATTATTACGCCGTGTTCCACGAATGATTTTGTAAAAGCGTGTTCGCCTACGCTATACCCGTAGCCGGCGAGTGCGCCTTTCGCGTTGTCTGCTGACGCTGACCCTG